GCTATCCTTGGGGTTCGTTACCCCAATGGCGCGGCAAATACTGGACAGGCTGCGCTGCGCGATCTCAACGGCAACCGAATTAGGGTTCTTCAGGTTCAGGCGATCAAACACCTTGCGGCCTGCGTACTGACCCTCAATCACCTCAATCATAAGCTGGAGGTATGAACCAGTCTGTGACTTCGTTGGCTTTTCCTCAGTCTGGGTAATAACAGCCTTGTACCAATCTGCGGGTAGCGGCTCGTATGATGTTGCTGGTTCAATCTCCAGCGCGTTAAATCCAGTCAAGTCCATGTGAGTATTCCTTTCACTCTGCTAAAAATTTAGAAAATGGGTTGCCATCAAAAGTAAACGGCAGTGGCTCAGTTATGTTGAACCTGTTTTTAGTGACGCTTGACGCCTGTGGAAAGCAGATGATCTCGCGCTCCCCAGTGGATATCGCACGTTTCTTGTCGCCATCACCTGTACGGACAAATGTCTTCAGGCGGATTAACCCGACCAGATCGACGTTGTCTGTGTAGTGTGGGATCGACTTCTTATGCATCCGCACCGTGTACCGTGCAAATGCATCCATGTCTGGCAGATCCATCGTCTCAGTGTCGGCGTGGCCAATGAAAATCACGTTCATGACGCGCTCGTAGGCCAGTGACCCAGCCCACTCCCTGATCTGCCGATGCTTCTCAGCAGCCGTGCTGTAGCCAGCGCCATAGCCGCCCCCAGCTTGGTTGATCGACTTTGCCTTCGGGTCAGACGCCACAATCTCGCTCTCAATCAGCGTGGCCAGTTGCGTAATGCTGTCGATCACCAGCGTCTTAAACTCGTGCTTTTCAGTCGCCAAAGCCTCAATTGCATCAAGCACATCTTGGCTCGACGTGGACAGCGGAAACAGGCTGACGCCATCATTACCAACCAAAGACGCAGTGCCATCCTCCGTGCGGATAAACACAGGCTTGGGAAACATAGCAGCCAAGGTCGTTTTACCCATGCCGCCCTCGCCAAACAGGGTGGCGATAATTGGACGCGACCCGTCTGGCTTCGATAGTGATTTAAGATTAATAGCCATTTATGTTTTCTCCCAAAGTTCTTTGTATGATAAAATCATCAAATAAATTTCATGTTGATTTTCGATAGTAATTATTGCGCCATGTTTTATATTATCTGGGTCATAATCGAAGAAAATTTGCGCTCTTTCTCGACCGAGATCATCAAATTTCGCAACTCGTGCTATAAGACAAACCCTATCTAAATTTACTACAATAGGAGACGATGTGCCGTCACGATCAAGTTGATTTAAATTTAAAAAACAAGCCATTATAGCAACTCCACTTTAACGCCGATTTTACCCGACTTTGTTTCAAACGCAGGCGCAATTTTTGCCCACAACTTTGGCTCTTTCTCTGCCAAATAACGACACCCAATAGGATCAGCAGACACCACCGTCTTAATGGGGTAAAGGCTTTCATCGATTTTGGATTTAACTTTTTCCCACTGAACAAGGTCTAGCTTCCGCGTGACAGGCTGTGTCAGCGTGACCTTAAACTCTTCCAATTTGTGGGTAATTGAGCCTTCGTTTTTAGTCTCAAGAAACGCGGCAAGTTTCTCTTCAATCGCATGGCGCTGTGCAGTTAGTGCCAATTCCTCATTCTTTACGGCCAGCCATTCAGCCGCCAGTTCGTCAATATTAGTCATTGTCGTTCCTTTCTGATTTCTGCTTCTCTTCTTCTCAACAATTAAAGATTTACAGAAATATTTTTATATTGTAAAGCTCTATTTGCAACAAATGCAAAAAGGAGCAAAAAGTGCAGGAATTAATACCCCTTGATACGATACGGAACTCCCTGCAAGATCGGCGTTTAACCGTCGTTGCAGACAAGTGTGGCCTCTCGCACCCTACTGTAAAGGGAATCGCGCAGGGCAATGAGCGAATCAGTTTAACCACATGGAAAAAACTCAGCGACTATCTGAAAGAAGCGCAATGAAGATATTTGATCATCTTTATCCAGAAGCACCCGAATTGCATCGTCGGATTTATAAGTCGGCGTGTGAATCGCATAGAGTAGAGTGGATGGAATCTCACAGTCTCCACGAACATTACAAAATAAATCAGCAAGAAATTGATAAAGAAATTGATAAAATGTTGAAGGTTAAATTCCCACTTATTATCAGCCGCCAATTTAAAGAAGGAAGGTCAATCCAACTAAGTGATTTTGGGAGGACTATAAAGAAATGAAATTTTCAGTCGAAGACTACTGCTCGAAGCTAGGATGGTATCTAGTCACAATACCAGCAGGCACAAAGGGGCCAACTAAGTTTGGCTGGCAGCAGCCAGAGAAGGCCCTGTCTGATCCAGAAGAGGCGCGGAAATATTACGAGCAAAATCCCACCCACAATGTGGGCCTCTTACATGGAGCCAGTGGCACATGCGCCATTGACATTGATAATGTAGAACACACCAAGATGATCTTCGATGAACTTGGCATCGACTTCAGCCTGCTTATGAACTCAGCGCCACAAATCATTGGGCGCGAAAACCGTGGCAAGCTTCTCTTTAAGGCACCACCAGATCTGGTAACGCACAAGATATCGTGGCCAGTCGAGGGCGATCCACGCA